CTACCCCATTAATAAATATTTTCATATTACTGCCATCATAAGTAGCTGCAATATGATACCATTCATCTGTTGTATTATATGTATAAACTAAAGTTGTTCCACCAATCAAAAAAGTCCAATTACCATTACTTCCTTGTCTGTAAAGTGCATAAGCACCACTTTTCCAAAACAATCTACCATAAGTATCTTGAGTTCCTGTTACATAAACCCAAGCCTCTAATGTTATTGTAGAAGCAAGGTCTAAACTACTTGAATCAGTAACTGTAACTTTTGCATCATCTCCTTGTGCAAAATTTAGATAACCGCCAAAATCACTAACATAAGTAGCACTATCAATAGCACCATCATTATTGTTAGAAGTATTGTCTGACCAAGTTGTTGCACCACTCGTTAAATCAGCACCATCTAAATCTAATACTGCATTTGTAACGTTTAAATTACTTCTATTATATGTACCTCCTGTATCACTCGCATCCTCATCTAACTGATATAAAGCAAAACCTGAACCATCTCCAAAGAAATCTGTAGTAGATACGGTTGAATCTCCATACTCTTCAGCATATAAAGCGTCTACTGCAGTTTGGTCAATATCTGTATTAAAGAATCTTATTTGGTCTAATTTAGCATTAATACCATTCGAAGCATTAAAATACCTACCTATTGTAACTGAACCTGTATTTGAAGATATAGGGTTACTTAATGCTGAAGTTGTATCTTCTAAAACTCCATTTACATATAATTTAGCAACACCTGAAGAACTAATAGTTCCTACAACGTGGTCCCAAACTCCAACCGCTGATATTGCTGATGAACCTGACCTTGCAGATGAAACATTATTTGAAGTGTCATAAACATCAAGTCTGTAGCCTACAGTTGAATTGTACATTATTTCCCAACCATAATTACCTAAGCCACCATTTGCTTTGTCCATTATTCTGTCAAAAGAACTGTCAAGCACCGCTTTATTTATCCATAAAGAAAAACTTAACCCTCCAGTTGCATCAAACGCAGTGTTATGCGGAATGTCTATTTCACTACTATTCCCATTAAAAGCAGCACCCTTTCTTATATACCCTGTTATCTTTTGTGCACTACCATTCCCTGTATAGGTTACAGTTTCAAAGTTTTGTAAAGGGTCGAGTCCTGCTGCTGCTGCAGGTGGTGTAGAGGCTACAATACCTCCTGTTGTAAAAAACTTTTTATTAAATCCCATTAGTCAAGGTTTGGTAAAGAATAAGATACTACCGCCTTCTTTGTTGTAAGTGCGTTAATCTCTGCTTCTTTAGTTGCACAATCAGTTCTTAATGCCGCTCTTGCATCCAACACATCTTGAGGTGCTGAAGTACCTTCTTGGCTTCTGATTATATACCAATCCGTTTCTGATAGTTTTCTATTGTATATTGACTTTAAATTTGCAATCTTACTTTCTTTTAACTCGGCTACTGTTTGAGACCAAGTTCTATCAATTACAGGGTAGGTAAAAGTACTACTATCTGCATCCCATTCAAGGTCTCCCAAGTATTGAGTTGCTGAATTATAGCTTGGTGTAACCACATCATAAAATCCTGCAGCTTCCCAATCGGAAGATGATAGTAAATCAAAACCTGCGATTACATTACCCCAAGATTTAGGGATTGTAGTATATCTTTTTATTGCTCCTCCTATTTGTATTGCTTTCATATCTTATTTTTTATACTGAAGTTCCTGTTGCGTAAGAGGCTACTGCCCAAGTTAATATTGCATCTGCATCCGTATCATCCACACAAAGTACCTGTAGAATGTTTGTTGCTGCAGTATCTAAACTTGTACTACCTACTTTATTAATTGCTACCGTTGTAAAAGTACTTGCGGATAAAGTAATAACCGCACTTGCTAAACTACCTGAAAGGATAATGTCTACCACTTGACCTGTTTTGATATTTTGTATATCTAAAGTTGGATTTGTTAATGCTCCTGTAAGGTTAAAAGCAGCATAAGAAGAAGCATCTAAAGCAATAGTACCGTTTGTAGTGGCTATATCTAGAATCTCGGTATATCTACCCTCTAATTTAGCGTGGGTGATACCATCATCCTTAACCTGTACTGTATCTGTTGCAACTTCAATAGTAGAGTCATCTACATTTACGTCAAAGGTTACTGTATCGGCAGAGGCTTGGTCAGTTGTAAAACTACCTCCACCAGTTAAACCACTACCTGCAGATAAAGTTATTGTAGCATCATTAGCGGTAGTATCGTCTAATAAGCTAGATAAATCCAAGGTAAAAGTACTGGCATCATCTCTAGTAAAAGTTACTATACCTGCTCCATCTATTGTACCACTTGCGATTGCTCTAGCATCCTCATCAAGATAAGGGGATAAGTCTACTGTATCTGTAGTTGCATCTGGTTTTGTTAACGTTAGTGTGTTTCCTACTAGGGTTAAGTCTGGCTTACTATACAAATCAAAAGTTGCCCCACTTAAATCCTGAGTGTCGCTAGTATAGGTTTGGTTGTAAACTTCAGCGAACATTTTTCTGATATCGATAAATGCACTTCTTAGTGATTCACCAGTTCCATCATCTGCATTCGTTCCGACATTAATATTTTGTGATGCCATATTTTTTTATTTATAATTGTGTTTTATCTGCTTTAAATTCTGTTGTGTCTACTGTTATATTACCTCCAAAATAGCTAACCATATCTGCTGTAAACGGTGTTACCGGAACAAGTCCCCAACAAGTTGGAGCAGATAAATCGTTGATTGCAAATGTTGACCATTGTTCATCAACACCGAAACCCCCATTAGTTTGAATCTCGCAATATGTCTTTCCCCAATTTATTTGATTCGCCATCTCTCTTTTTTAAATAACTATTTAATTTAATTTCGTTTTCTTTTTTAGGTTTATAAACCTTCTTCACTTCTTCTATCATAAAACCCAACCAGTAAAATTTACATCTCTCTCCGGATACATACCGTCATTCTGGTTACTTACATATTCAGGGTATAATGAACTGTTATAGTTCATATGATCCATAAATCTTTGCGTATAGAACTCAGCAGTTTCAGTTGCGTGATTCGCAAGGTTCTTTATCTCAGACTCACTTACAGATGTAGCATTCTCTGAATTATGCTTATATATTCCCCCGTTAGATATTTGATATGCTGCGTAAGGGATGTAAGTCGCTTGAGTATACCAAATAAGCATTGGCTTAATATAATCATTAACTAATGTTTCATAATTACCAGATAAAGTATCTGCTATAATTTCAGTTTGTAATTTCTCATATAATTTAGTACCTAGGAATTGCTGAATCTCAGTATCCTGGGCCACCTCAACAAATTGAATTAATTTATCAGCATCTAGATTCCCGTCAAATATTGACTTTCTCTTAAGCTCCTTTAGTGTTATAAATAATGCCTTCATATTATTCTTCCTCGTTAGGTTCTACTATTTCAGGTTCAACCTCTGTGTTTAACAACTCTTCCTCCTCTACTTTCTGACTAGACAACTTCTCTCCAGTCTCTTCCTCTCTCTTAATCTTAGTTGCAATATTATCGAGCTCTGTAAACTCAATTGGTTGAAGAGTAGTAAAGTATAGGTCCAATAAAATACCGTTGAATGCAAGTAATTCTTTGAATGCATCAATAAGTAAAGTTTGGAATGGTCTAATAACAATATTATCCATAAGGATAGAAGCAGTTCTAAGTTCTTCAGCATTATTACCAAACCCGGTATTATCCTTAATACCTAATAAGATAGGTGATACAACACCGTGGCCAATCATAATCTTCTCCCTACTTTCTTTGGCTAAGAACTCATATTGAGCGTGAGCATCTGGTAAGTGTATAGGTTCAACTGTAGATTGATCCTCTGAACTTTCATTAAAGGCTAATATAAATCTACCTGCATTAGAAGATCCACTGAATTTATCGTATATCTTTCTTTCAATTCTTTCCTGAATTTCGTCAGAAGGAATACCATTATTAAAGTTCAATAGTAAAGAAGGCTGCAATCCATTCTTAATATTGTTAAGGTGATAATTAGAAACCTCTTCCTCTAAAGAACAATACTGTAAACACCCTTGATAATCTACTGGTGAGTAATAATAGAACCCTGCTCTATACGGTTTAACGCAGTATATTTCGATCTTCTCAGACTTACTACCATTCTTGTACGAAGGAATTCTTTTAGGCTTGTCAGAGGGCTTTATATTGGCCCAATCGGGGTGATAGTAATATCCTTTAACTTTACCGTCTTTAGCCTTCTCAGCTCTTAATGTTTCCATAGGGAAATGATAAAGACCGGATATCTCCCTCTTACCATTCTTATATACCACCTGGATAGCAGCTTGACCTAACATTTTAAGGTCATTAACCATCTTCTTAACGTCACTCGGTCTTAATAGGCTTTGCATCTTACCGAACATCTCAGGCTTCTCTGTTGAGTCTGTTGCGTTTAGTCCTCTACCATAAACCATATCAACAATACCATTGATACATCTTGAGTTTGTAGGACTACCCAAATACCTTTCTATAAGTTCAGTGAAATAATCATTATCGTCACCGTACTCAACCCAATCATTACGAGTATTCTCCTTTATACTTGGGATTTCATAGCCAGATAGATTAAGTACTCTCATACTATTTCTAACTTCCTTAGGAGCCTCTATCTTTCTAGCTGACCTTATTGTTTTTCGACTCATATTATAATATATTGTTGCCCTTCTGTTTCAGAATCATAATTGTTATATTGATTCGTATTTAATGTGTGAGATAAAGTTGTATCTGTTTTTGAAGTACAATAAACCTTATCTCTATAAAGCAAAGTCTCCCCTTGTTTTATTTCTATAGAATAAGCACTATCCTCCGATAAAATACTAAAAGTACAATCTATATCTAAAAAGTTACCGTTTATCGTTGAAGTTAATCCTTCTAGCGTTTCTGTCTTTCTAGTCCCATCCTCTTTAATGACTAACTCTAAATCACTAGCTTCAGTATATTCTCTAGGAACAATACTTATGGTTTGACTGTCTGTGCTTGGTAATAACCTTATCATATAAGTATAACTAAATAGTTTCGTTTTTGTTCAAAAAAAATAGGGTGACCAAACAGCCACCCTATAATTATCAAATGAAATTACTATTAAGAGTTAGTACCCTCTGTAATAGTAACTGTTGCAGAACTCATTCCATCAAATGGATCAGCAGCAGTAGGTGAAGCAACAAAGTTTGCAGGTTTTGTCTCCATACCGCTCAAGGTAAGTGTATACCCTGAAAGGTCTCCCATAGCAGCACCAGTTACAATTGTTCCTCCAGACACATCAGCTCCGTGCTCAAGACCCATAAGGAATACATTTCCGTTATAGTCTTCAACCGCAACGTGGGGTCTACCGTAAGCTAATAGCTTAATCTCTTTGTGGTCTTCCTTAGAAAGTTTCTTAAGAGTCAAGTTTAGCGTTTGCTCAAAGAATGTTGTACCATTCTCTCTTGAAGAAGTAACAGTTTGCTCAAAGCTGCTATTACCCTTCAATTCATATTTATAAGCAGTAAAAGTTCCTGACAAATCTGTAATCTCGTCATCAGTTTGTGTTACGGTTCCTAAATCACCATAATCTACGAAATAAATCGCTCTGAGACCACCAACTACGTCTTTGCAGGGTTCTTTTCTACCTTTTGTTAAATCACAAGCCATATTATAAGGTATTAAAAAAGGGTGAGTAGGCTACATTGGCTTACCCACCCTTTAAGTTAGTTAATTGATTATTTTTTTATTATGGATTATTAGCAGTGTTAGCGATACCATAAGTTACGATATCATCAACAATACCATACTGTACACCTGCAGTAAATCTCATTACGACTCTTACGTTTTGAGAACCGTCAAGATCAGCCATATCAATAACCTTAACTTCGTTGTGGTCAGACAATAGACCAGTACCGAAGAACAAGTTAGACTTTTCAGCAGCGATAGCATCGTTATCAGCAAGACCGTTAGCTACAAATAATTTCACACCGTCAAAAGAAAGTGCACCATTATTCCACCACTGAGTACCCATTGCATTTGTACCGGCAGCACCTAAACCTGCTGCACCAAATCCACCTAAAGCTCTTACATAAGCTCTTGCGATATTTTGAGATACATAGATGTATAAATCTTCACTTCCATAAACTGCAGAAGGAATAGCATCTACGATTTTACCTAGTTCAGTAATTACGTTAGCAGCGGTAACTGTAGTACCTGCAATTTCGTTTGCAACAGGTAAAGCAGCATCTGCTGCTAATAGTGTAGATAATCCATTAAACTGACCGTTTGTAGCAGTTGAACCTGACCAGATAGATTGCTCAGTTCTTTGTGCAACTTTAGCTGCAACGTGTGCAATTAAGAAGTCAGAGAATTTAGAAGGCATATTGCTGTGTGCAGAATATCCCATAGAAAGTGCTTCCCAGTCAGAGATAAAGTCTTTCTTACAAAGTTGTAGGTTGACTTGTTGCTCCTCTGGTTGAAGGATTCTTTCAGTAAGTGTAACAGTTGAAGTAGGATCGAAATCACAAGTTGCATCCTTAACGATATCGTCAGTAGCCACTTTCTTGATCACCTCTTTTAACTTTACATTCGGTTTTACAGTGATACCACCATTAGAGATAGTAGCACCTTCGAGTAGAGCAGCAGCGATATATTCACCTGCGAACTCTCCTGCGTAAGTAGTAGTAATTGATGTAGTTGTTGCCATTTTTGGTAATTTAGATAATTGTGTTTATTATTTATTTAATCTTGCTAAAACTCTGTCAAGAGTAGTTGCAGGTCCGTTTTGAGAATATAAATGTAGATTTCTACTCTCTGTTGCGTTCTCTGGGCTGTGAGTTAAAGGTTCTTCATCAGCAGATAGTTCTTGAGGAACTTCTTGCTTAGATTCTTCTTTAGCCTCTAATTGACCCATTAGTTTTTCTACCATAGCCTTAACTTCGGCTAATTCTTCTTTGGTTGCATAAGACATTTCTGCCTCTTCTGCAGCAACCTCTTCAGAAGCCTCCATTTCAGGAGCTTCTTCTAGCTGTACTTCTTCTTCATTAACTTCTTCAGTTGCAGACTCAAGTTGTACCTCTTCTTGTACTTCTTCCTGCACTTCTTGTTGTACAGCTTCTTGAGTTTCAATCTCTTCAGTTGAAGACAAAAGCACGTCCTTTAGTTTAGAAACGATTTCTGTTGCTTTCATAAAAATTGATGTTTATAATTATTACTGATTAAAAATATATTGTTGTATTTTCAAGTGCCATCACCAGTCACATTACCAACCCCTTGGGCTTGTAAAGAACCATCACAGCATTTTCTTGAATACGTTTTACCATCTTTGCAAAGACAGCCCCTGCTACCACCTTTAGGTGAAGAATAGCTTGGTGTAGCTTTCCTTTTATTTTTCATTAGCTAAAATCTGCGTTTTGTGTTCGTTGTATAAAATAAATTACATCCCATATTTTTGCACTTCCTCCGTTTGAAGTTATTTTCCAATCAGTACCATTAAGTACAAAATCCGCATCTGTATAATATTGAAACATTTGATGGAAGTCGTGGTCTACGTCATTTCCTTTGGGGAAATTAATATCACTCCTTATTCTATCGTATGGTGTTCCATTCCCACCTTCAAAGTGTAGACTCAAATAAGTTTGGTTAGCATTAGCCGCTGAACATCTAAACACCACTGTGATTTGATAAACATCATTTTCATTTATAGCTAACACCTTTTGTGTTGAACCATTATAAAAAGCTATTGAAGGATGACTTCTGTATACTGCACCTGCATTATTAGGTAATACAACCTCAACACCGTCTGATAAAGTGAGTTTGTTTGAGGAGGTATATTCTGTATCGTCATATCTTGCCCAACCATTTACAGTTATAACATTCTGAGGGTATACGACAACATTACTTCCATTATGACCCATATAAAGGGCTGAATCAGTGCGTAGCATTGCACCATTCTCTATATTAACTGAAGATACCTCGGACTCTGTAGTGTCTTGAACGTGTACTCTATATGAAGTGTTTTTTGTTATGGCCATATTATTCTATCTCGTTTAGACCTTTTAACTTAGATTCAGTCCAATTAAGCATACTTTTACCTCCCCATAGAAGATAACTGATAGTTCCACAAGCCTCAGGCTTACTAGGATCATAATATTCAGCAGCTCTGCTCAAATAAGAATAGATTCTCTTCAAAGTTGAGACTGTGAACTTCTCTTTTCTAGCTAATTGCTGCCCTCTGACTTTTCCTACCTGGGTCGCACACTTATTACCTAGTTCTTTGTTCCTTTTAATACCTAATTTAGCATTATTAGATGCAGATTCAGGATATCCACCATAAGACTCCAATTCAACCTCTTCAGATAGGCTTTCTAAGGCCTCTAGGAGCTCGTATTCGGCATTTAATTCATCTAGACAGTCAGAACACATATGTTCAGGTAAAGATTCCTTAGGACCGTCCATTTTATCTGCAAAATAGCCTTCAATAGAGAAACCCTTTACTTCACCTGCCTTAACTTGTTGCCAAACATCATCATTATTGACTTTTACAGATACCATCCAGGTTCCTATGGGCAAATTGAAGTCGTATTTTCTAGATTTATCCTTTTTTTCGTCTTCTATAATCCAAGACTCGACTACGGACATACCTTCGAGCTCTACATTATGCTCTAGGGTGCTATTATTTTGATTTCCCTTCATTAAAAACAGTTCAGATGCCTTTCTAACGGTATCTTCAGAGAAGAATATGTAATATTCCTCTTCACCACTGTTTCTATATATCTTTTTGTTAGGAATTAGGGCTGCACCCATTAAAATCCTCTTCTCTTTGTCAACTTCAGCAAGTTTTACCTCTTTATGCTCCTTTAGGGCAATAAAATCCTCTTCAATAGCAGGGTTTTCCACAACTGAGATAGCTTCTATACCGCTAAACTCATTTTCTTCGTCTATAATAAGTTCTATAATACGTTCCATATATAATTAACTATTTTGGTTTATATCCGTTTCAGATTTACCCTAAAGACCTATTGAAGTCTATAGTTCTCTCCAATTCTTGAGCATCCTTGATATCTTTATTGACTACAAACGCTCTTAATGGTTGTGTTTGCTGTTGAGACACAGATTGTGCTAATTGAGATTCAGGTGAAGCACCTACTACATTAAAGTCTGGAGCTTCTACAGAAGGAGCAGAGGCTTTACCACCCCTTAATCTTCCCCCACCAGTCTCATCAACTT